CTATATTTTGTTGATGGCCTCGACAAGCTGCGCGATGGTTTTGTGGGTGTAGACGCGACTCGTAATATCTCGGGCAGAGTGCCCGAGGATGAGTTGCGAAACCTTGAGATTGACACCTGCATTATCCAACAGTGTGGCGCAGGTATGGCGGCCATCATGGGCGAGGTGGGGGCGGGGAAGAAGTTTCAGCGCCTTGCTCGGCTCCCAGATGCGACCGCGTAGGCGGTCATAAGTGAGGATGGGGTTGCCGTCGCGACGGTCAAGCAGGAGATATTCACCGCCCTTGGCGAGTTCTTCCTGCACGAGCGGCAGAATCTTGTTGGCTATGGGAATCACGCGATTCCTGCCTGCGGCAGTTTTCATGCCGCCCGTCATGTAACGTTCATTGATGTTCACATTTTCGCTTCGAATTTTCAAAAGTTCGGAAGGACGGCAACCTGTGTAGGAGAGCAGGATGGCGATGCGTGCTCCTTCGTCGTCTAGGTGTTGCCACAAGGTATCGAGTTCTTCCTGCTCAAACGGATGATGTATGCGGCTCGCTTCGGCGGGCGGCAGTTTGACATTTGTGGCATAGTTCGTCGTGACAATCTCGCAGTCTATGGCGAGGGCGAAGAGTTTGTTGCAGAGAGTCTTCATCATTTTCTTGGTGGAGAATCCGAGCGGACAGGCGTCGATCTCTCCTTGGATGTGTCGTGCCCGGATCTCTGCGAAAGGCATATTATGCAGATTGGGCAGACGTTTGTATGCTGCTGCGTAGGGATGTGGAATCTTTTCGTCGCGATCCGTATAGGTGAGCTTCGTCCATTTGGCATACAGCTCGGCGAAGGTTGCCGTGCGGGCATCAATGTCATAGGGATGTTCGTTGTAGTCTGTGAGCACCTTAAGGGCTTCCGCGCGGGTCTTGTAGTAGCCGAGATACTTCTGTAGCTGTTTGCCGTCTGCTGTCCATTCTCCTGTAATTTTCACGGCGAAAGGGCAGCGGCGTTTGCCTCCGAGTTTGACGATGCTGCCGTAGCCATTGGGAAGTCTCATGAGACGTCACCTCTTTTTTTAAAACTGAGGGCATATCGTGCGCGTGCACGGAATGGTCAGTTGTAAAGGTTTGCTTTGCAACTAGGAGGAAATCGTAGAATTTTCCTAGTTGACCATCGTGGTGGGAAGAACACGCGGATTCTTCCCAGGTGTGCGGGAGTACATCTACTTTACTTTTCGCGGAAATTTACGCTTTTACTTGACAAATAAAGTCAAGTAAAGTGCCATAAATCGGGTGAAAAGTAAAGCAGCGATGCCGTGATGCGATAAGGGCATCTGCTGGATGCCTTTATTTTTTTGCAAGTTTTCACTTTATGGAACGTTCGGTTATTTCTTCGGCATGAATGTGCGCATATTCTTTGACTGCGCTACATACCGTGTCGAAGAATGTTCCTGGAACAACATGATCTGTGGCTACCGCGTTTGTTTTATCTATAATTTCTTCGGTAGCATCATAGCTAATAACTTCTAATGTCGCGATAGTCTCTTCACTTATATCTAATTTTTGATACTGAAGCCTATATTTAATAAATTTCCCGTTATAAGGATGTTTTTGAGCGTATGCATCATCACAAACGTATCGAGACCAAAAATAAATGATGTTCTTATCAACACATCCTTTGTCTATGCGGGAAAATCTCACGCTTTCTGTATCAAAAAAGACACCAATGTTTTCGTTGGAATTTACCCATTGCCAGTTTGCCGCATCTGCAGTGCTGGAAAATGCCAGCAGGATCAGAGAAATGAGCAAAACAATCTGTTTTTTCAGCATAATAGCGATCGTCCTTTCTTCGTCAGTGCAGCGTCCTCGTTTCTTGTTGCTCGTCTTGCATCGAGAGCGATTGATGATATTGTTCGGCGACCATCGTTCGATTAAATGGCGCACTCGGCTCGATTTCGTTGACGAGTTTCTCGATGTCATCGAGCGAGATTTTGAAGAACTCTTTGCGGAGGTTGACCTTGTTCAAGCGAGCATCGTTCAGGGCGGCGTGTAGGGAGGATTCGAGCTTTACGGCATCTTGGGAGAAGATGAAGCTATGTACGTCGAATTTGAAGGGGACGCTTGTGCCTCCGAGTTCATCCACGCGCTCCTGCGGGTCGAGGCGGCGCGTCATGCCGATTTTGAATACGTCGTCGCCGAAGGATCCGAGGTTGCTGATGATGTAGACGTAGCCGGCTTTGCCCATTTGGAGACGAACGATTTCTTCCTTTTTGCTTTCCAGTGTGCGCATCTGGGATTGAAGTTCGGCGACCCTTGCGGAGAGCTGTCGGATGCGCTCCTTGTCTTCGGTGTATTGGATTTGCCGCTGGATGTTTTTGATCTCACCGGCATACTTTTCTTCTTCCTGCTCCATTTGTTTTTGTTGCTCTTCCAGTCGCTTCCGTTCTTCGGCTTCTTCGCGCATTTGGGCGCGGAGTTCCAGCTGCTCTTGGCGGGCGGCCTCGCGTTTCACATAGTATTCATACTCAATTTTCACCGCGTCGATGAATAGCGGCTCGATCTCGCCGATGAATCGCACGAGGGTTGAGAAAATGTTGCGATTGCCGTCTTGGGCGATGTTCAGATATTTTACGGACAGCTCTTTTACCTTGTCAGTCGCTTCTTTGAGCTTGGAGTATTTGAGCGTATAGAGGATATTTTGCAGCTCTGCACGCAGGGCAAGCACCATGAGCTGATAGATGGCACGATTCGTCTTTGTCGTGTAGCGGTCTTCGTAGCGGGCGAGGGTTTCGTCGATGGTCTTTTCATTCGCCCGAAACGCTTTTCGCAGGTCTTGGTACTCCATGTTGTGCAGTCGTAGGGTTACGGCAGGGGCAAGGGTTTGGATTTCTATAATGAGTTCCAACGGCAGGACATACGAATCATCGCGAGGCAGGTTCTTAAAGTAGGTCTTGAGTGACTTGTCTACACTTTTATAAATGGACATCAAGCGATCCATCTTGGCTTGTCTGCCAGAGAATTTCTTTTCAAGATTTTCAATCTCTGCCTTGATTCGGTCGACTTCGGCGATGTAGAAGGCTTTCTTTTCTATTTCGGTATTTGTATAGTTTATTTGCTGCGTTAGATAGTTCAACTGCTGTTGGGAGTTGCGCGTCAGTTCTTCCGCCTGTGCTTGTGCGTTCCTGATGATGGATTTTTCCGTGTCATAGATGCGCAGAAGTTCTTGGCGGTTGAGTTCTTCCGCTTGTGCAAGATGTTTTCTTCCCATGTTTTCACGCAAAAGGATGAGCGGAATAATCAGAAGGGCGATAGCAGGATGAACAAAGGACAAAAGTGCAACGATAATGAAAATCCAGCTTTTTAGATACCATGGAAATTTGAGATCGGATGGATTCATAATGTTCTCCTATACAATGTAGAGGTTTCATGGCATTGTTTCAGTCCTGCAAATTCCTTTGGGATGCCAATAAAATTTGCAATCTGAGCTATGCTGCATTCAGGATATTCGAGCAACAGATCGTCGGGCATCAACAATTCGACGGCAAACGAGTTTGCCTGAATCTCGAACTTGTCGCGCGAAAAAAGTGTGTAGCTGGTGAGTTTCGGCACATTGAGATCGGCGTGCAGGATGGAGTGTCCAAGTTCATGGGCACAGACGAAGCGTTGCATCCCTTCTGGTAGAGCATCATTTAGAATGATGTTCTGGATTCGGCGATACCGTACATAAAAGCCGAGGGTCGTTTTCAGCGGCTGGTGCAGAATCCTGATGTTGCGCTCACGAGCAATCTGAAAAGGATTGTTCGTATCGTAGCGAGCCGCAGTCTCAATGGCAACTTGTCGCGGATTCATAGCTTAACCCTCTCGGCGATATTTCTTCGGTGTAAACTTCTTCTTGGCGATCCGCTTTGAGAGTGTCATGGCTTGCAAAAGTGCGGCTTTCAGCATCTCGCGATCTTCCTCGTCTTCCGGATCGTCGCTCATCGCTGCGGCGCCGTTGAGCGTGTCGACGATATTCTCCAAATCTTTTGCGATCTGGCGCTCGTCTTTGAGTGTGAGGGCAGGAAGGGTATCGTTTTGAGGAGGTTGGTTATCGAGAAGATAGTCAACCGATACATTGAAGAGAACGGATAATTTTTTTAGCGTTGAACTGTCTGGATCGCGTCGCCCTTGTTCATACATCCCAATAGCACTAGGTGAGACCTTTAGCAGTTTTGCCAATTCCGCCTGCGTTAAGTTTCTGTTTTCTCGTAGTTCTTTTAAACGAAGCAAATGAGAACCTCCTTTCGGTTTTATTATTATAACACATTATGTGTGTAAAATGGAATGAATCACACATAATGTATAACTTTCTCTTGACATCACACGTTTCGTGTTATAATATATAAATATAAAAACACAAAACGTGTATATTGGGGGTGATTAAATGAATTGGTTGGTAAAATTTCGTAGGGAGAAGGGATATACGAGAAATGAAATGGCAAAAACTTTAGGAGTCTCTGTTTCCTTGTATGAGAAGATTGAGTATGGTGACAGAAAACCTAGTGGGAATTTTCTAGGCAAATTTAAGAAAGCTTTCCCATCGTTCAATATGAATATTTTTTTTGATAAATCTCTACACGAATCGTGTAATAATTAACGAATGTGTGTAGGGAGCATAAAAACTTTTCTTTCCTCCATCATACCTCGAGGAGGCGATGTAGAAAATGACCAGAATAGCGGCGTCCACGGCGGTCAATCGGTACTATTTAGCCCGCATGGAAGCCGCAAAAACGAACGAGCGCCTAAGCAGCCGCGAGGGTGCGAGTGAGGAGACAGGAATCGACAGGAAACGGATGCAGCGCATCGAGATCGGCACGCTGAACCCGTACCCCGAGGAAGTCATGCTCATGGCGGACGCGTACCATGCGCCAGAGCTGATGAACTTTTACTGCACGAGCGCCTGTCCCATTGGGCAGAAGGTGATGCCCAAGGCGGAACTGCAAGAGCTTGACCGTTTGGCAGTCAAGTTTCTGAATGCGCTTGAGGGCATCAAGGGGACGGACAGGGTGCTGCTCTCCATCGCGGCGGATGGAAAGCTCACGGCGGATGAGCTGCCAGCGATGGAAAAACTGCTGGAATCTGTCAAGGCAGTTTCGGCGGTGGGCTGTGAGTTGCAGATTTTTAAGGAGAAGCAAGGGAGGCAAGAGGGATGAAAAAGAAGACCGTCTGGGCGTACATCGACGGCAAGAAACAGATCGATGTCTTGCAGGCAGCGTTGGATAACAACATCATGTTGACCGAGATGAAAGAGCGTCTGATCAAGGCGCATGTCGGGCATGAAGTCGTATTTAAGACCGAGGGGGCGAGAGGATGAAAGTCACTCTGCGCGATGCCGCATGCATCGTCCAGAAGAATTACCAGTTCATCCGAATAGGTTTGCAGCGTGGTCTTCTGACCGTCGGTGGTGAACCGATCGGGGTGGCGATAGTGAAGACCCCGACGCGGAAGAGGACGGATTACTTCATCAATCCCGTCTTGTTCGCCAAGTGGGCGGGCATCAGCATGGATGAGCTGAGAGAGAAACTTCAAGAGTTGAAGAAAGAAAGGGAGGCAACATCATGAAGAGGCGCAAATTCAGGCGCATGTTCGGCTGGCGCAGAGGGAATATCTGCATAATCGCCGTGCAGTACGAAGACGGCGAGGTCATGCAGTACATCTTTGACAGGGAGGGATATGTGTCGTGATGAGTGAGTGGCGCGTGACGAGCAATCTGATCGCGGGAGAGAAATACTATTCCTGCTATCGCTTGAAGGACGTGGACGCGGTCGATCACAGCGGCAACCGTGAGGAGCTGGGCAGGTGGTTCGGCACGAAGGAGGCGGCGCAGGTGGTAGCCGATCAGATGAACAAGGGGACACTGGCATGAAGACAAATTGGAATCCGCTGCACTATATCAGCGACTATGGATGGGCGTGCATCACGTCTGTCGCGGGTCTGTTGGCTGCGGCGGCGGTGTTGGCGGGATGATGGAAAGTCAAGGAGTGATGCAGCAATGCTGAAATGCAAGCAAGAGAAGCTTGATGCTCTCGTGAGAGAGATGGATGACTGCGATACATATATTTGCGTTGCCAATATTGGAGATAGTGTAGAGGTAAGAGCGAAGGGTTCTCTTTTCAGCATTATGCCTCTTATCCTACAGGGGATAGTTTCCGTAACACGGCAAGTAGCGGGAGGAGATGACGACCTCCAACAAAGGTATCTCAAAGTTGCTGCTGCTGTATTAAACACATTGGCGCGTGAGGGTGCGGCAAAAGAAAAAGCGCCCGAAGCGGCGGCAACCGCTCTGAGCGCAAGCAAATAACATTTCACCGTGAGTATATCACGGGAACGGAGGTAAATCAAGATGAAGATTCCGAAACGGCTGCCTAAGAAGCTGCAAGAGTATGTGGATTTGGAGAATGCGTTTCACAATTTGACGCTCATCGCAGCCGAGATGCGGCGGTGGCAGGGACGTGTTTCCATCCAGTTGACCTATTTCGAGGAGTCCATTCTGGGCGATGCGTTCGTGACGCTCGACTCCGACCTCTATTACGACAAGAACAAGAAGGAAATCCGTGAGTACGCAAGCTCGCAGACGCGACATGCGGACATTTACAGAAAGGCGGTGCTCGCATCATGAGTGAGAACGCGGAGAAGAAACGCTTCGAGGTGACGGACGAGGCAAGTGCGGAATGGGTGCTGGAAAAGCTCGAAGAGAATGCCAAAGCGCGTGCGCTTATCGATGAGCAGTACCAGCGCATGATTGCGCGTCACGAGGCATGGCGCGAAGACGCGCTCAAGGAGATCGACGAAAGCGACGCATACTTCCAATCGCTCCTGCGTCCGTGGGCGGAAGCGAAGCTCGCAGGCGGGAAGAAGAAGTCGGTGAAGCTGCCTTCGGGAACGGTGGGCTTCCGTGCGGGGAGTGGGACGTACAAGTTCGGCGACGAGAAGGTGACGGCGACGAGCGCAAAACTTCTTGCGTTCGTCAAGAACGACGACGCATCTTTCGTCAAGGTGGAGGAAAGTGTGCGCTGGGGCGACTACAAGGCGACGCTGAACGTGACAGAAGATGGAAAGGTCATGAGCGCCAATGGGGAGGTCATCTCTGGCATGACCTACACGGAGGGCGAACCGTCCTTTTATGTGAAGGTGACGGGAGGCTGATTCATATGGCGACAGGAATCCTCATCATCGGAGAATCGGGAAGCGGCAAGACGACATCTTGCCGCAACCTTGACCCGAAAACGACCTACTATTGCGACCTCGACGGAAAAGGATTGTCGTGGCGTGGTTGGCGCTCGCAGTACAACATTGAGCATAAAAACTACACGCGGAACGGCGATGCGAAGGCGCTGATGAAGCTCTTACAAGGCATCAGTGATACGCGTCCCAACATCAAAGTGGTTGTGCTCGACACGCTGAATGCCATCATGCTTGCGATGGAAATGGAGCAACGCAAGACCAACACGTATTCCCAGTGGATGGACTTGGCGGTAAATATCTATGGGATTCTGGACATGATCGGGCGGCTGCGCGACGATCTCACAGTTGTCTGCATCGCGCATAGCCAGACCGAGCAGAATGACATGGGATACTGCCTCACACGCATGAAAACGTCGGGGCGCAAGCTCGACAAGATTGTTCCCGAGAGCAAGTTCACGACAGTGTTCTTGGCAAAGGGAAATGAAGGAAAATACATCTTTGAGACGCGGGCGAATAAGTCTACAGCAAAAACGCCGATGGGGCTTTTCGACGAACCCGAGATTGACAATGACCTCGTTCCGATCATTGCGCGTCTGCGTGAGTTTGAACAGGGGTGACCTCATGCAAAAACGCAAGGATATGAAAGAATATCGCATCTGGAAGGCAATGAAAGCACGATGCTATGCGCCGTGTAACGCAAACATGGGATATTACCAGAAAGAGCATATTACAGTATGTGAACGATGGAGGAACAACTTCCCTGCCTTTCTTGAAGATATGGGGCATATCCCGGGAGATGATTATTCGATTGACCGTATCGATAACGCGAAAGGATATTCCCCTGAAAATTGTCGTTGGATTCCTTTCCGGCATCAATCGCGTAACAGGCGAAATATCATGCTTATCACATATCGTGGTAAAACGCGACCGCTCAAGGAATGGGCACATCGGTTAAAACTGAAATATCACACACTCTATGGCAGGCTTTCCAAAGGGATTCCGTTTGAACAAGCTATTTCCAACGAACCAGTACGATTCGTGGAAATCAACGGGCGACGTCAGTATATAAGCGATTGGTGCAAAGAGATAGGAGTAAGTGCAACAGCGGTATATTCATGGAAGCACCGGCATAATGCTACTGCAAAAGAAGCATTGTTACACTATATGCGCGAACAGGAGGAAAAACAAAATGATGAAACCGGATGGATTTGATTCGGCGATGGCAATCAAGGGCGGCGGCTTCCCGCAGCTTCCGCCGGGCGGATATATCTGCCGCATCGTCGAAGCGAAGGAGCAGCAGTCAAAGAGTGGGCGCAATATGCTCGTGCTCGGTCTCGACATCGCTGAGGGAGAGTACAAGGACTTCTACCTCAAGCAGTTCCAGCGCCGTCATGAGGAGAACCCGGATGTGAAGTGGCCGTGCCTGTACTACCAGCTGACGGACGGCGACAGCGTGGGAAGGCTCAAGGGGTTACTCATGGCATTGGAGGAATCCAACAAGGGGTTCAGTCTCGCCTCGTGGGACTGGGATGAGAAAAAGCTCAAGAAACTTCTCTGCTGCGGCGTATTTCGCGAGGAGGAGTACCTGAATCACGAGGGCAAGGTGCGCACGAGCGTCAAGTGCATCTCCATCTTGGCAAAGGCGGAGCTTCCGAACGTCAAGGTGCCCGAGAAGAAGACGGTTGAGCCTCAGGGAAATGCGAACGAATGGGGCTATGTCCCTGACGAGGCGATCCCCTTCTGATGTTGACGACAGGAACGCTCGCAAAGGAGACGGAGAAGGGCTTCTGGCTCTTCGTTCCCGTCTCTTCTGAGCGGGAGAGGGAAGAGATTCGGCGGGCGGCGAGAGTCGCTGCAGTGGAGTTCTCCGAAGCGCGGACGATCACTGCAGAGCAGCGGAAGAAAGCCTATGTGCTGATCCGCTGCATTGCCGAGTGGTGGAGCGACACGCCCGCCGAGTGTATGAAAGAGCTGTCAAAGCTCATGTTTCGCGAGGTCGAGCCAAGCATCGAGCGAGAGCCGTTCAGTCTCTCCAACTGTGACAGGACGACGGCAAGGCTCTACATCACGTATCTCATCGAGTTTTGCCTGCTGAACGACGTGCCGTGTGGCGAGCCGATGTACAAGCTCGCCGAGGACTTGCCCAAGTACACATGGGCGTGCCTCATGAAGAAGCGGTGCGTCGTCTGCGGCAGGAAAGCGGAGCTGCATCATGTCGATCATGTGCAGACAGACCGCAAGAAGATCAGCCACATTGGCATGAGAGCATTGCCGCTCTGCCGCAAGCACCACAACGAGGTGCACGGCATGGGTGAAAAGGATTTTTTACGGAAGTACATCCTTGAGCCTGTGCGGATTGACGAGCAGATTGCGGATGTCTACAGACTGAGAAAATGAGTGGAAAGGAGGCGAGATATCATGATGGGGCTCATAGATTGGTTCAAAGCATTTGACAGGGAAACATCGGCAGACCCAATGCCAGCGGTAGATCAAGTGGTATGGTTCCGACTTTTGATGTTGGATAACGCACTGATGTGGCGCGAGTGGTTCGGGTGTTCCGATCGGCGGCTGCAAACACTGAGCGGAATCGGCAGTAAACATCTGATTTCCGCCGCCAAGAACAGACTCAAGCAAAGAGGCTGGATTGATTTTAAGGCAGGAGCGAAAAAGACCACGCTCTACAAGATGACCCTCCCGACATATCTTCTTAATGGGGCAGATTGTGGGGCAGATTGTGGGGCAGATTGTGGGGCAGATTGTGGGGCAGATTGTGGGGCAGATTGTGGG